CTACTTGCCAAAGCCTTGGCAATGCGCTGAGCGTCTTCAAAAGCCCTGATGCCAGAAAAAACAGAGTTGTTGGTCGTGGTCAGTGTTGTGGTTTCAGTCATTGTCAGTTGTACCAGTAAACATTAGTATTGCCTTTGTGTTGAGCAATGTGTAAAAAACTTTGCTCGGGACAGGTTTCGCACCAAAATTCAATTTCAATGCCTGGGCCGTAACGGGTTGATAAATTGTTGCCCTTTGTAGAGGTCGGGTGCAGTGTATGTGCATCAACCGCAAAGGTTGGCGCATCGCAAGGGGCGTAATCATCACCTGAAAAAGTTAACCTGTACCCTTGTTGATGGAGATAGTTGCCGCCACAATGCGGACAGCATAACCATCCAGAATCTGCGTAGCCAATCGGAAGATTAAAGTCAGTCATTAGAACGTTTCAATTTCATTAGGTGCGGGCATGGTGCCATCAGCCTTAGGAAGCATCCACGGCGGCAGGTTGATCTGCTCAATACCATCGCTGTACCCAGGCCAGTAATCGGCAGCCTTGCATAGGTTGAGCTTGTCAAGGTCGCGGCGTGCCGTGTCCCGTCCAATCTCAATCATCTGCTGGTCGGCAACGTAAACGGCGCAAACGTACGGCGGCTTCTTCTCAACGGCAATAAAAACAAATTGCTCCGGGCGTTTGCCCGTTGCGTGCTGCAAGCCGTCGAGATACCAGCTCGCTTGAACGTGGTAACGCCATTGAGCGATTGATTTCTGGAACCCACGGGGACTGGCGTCCTCGGTGGTCTTGAGATCCACGATCATGCTGCCGTCATCCAGCAGCCAATCCGGGCGGCACTTGCATTGCAGGCCGCTGATCTCATCAATCCACATGTGCGTTGTCTCGGCTTTACCGGGTAAGCCAAGCAGATATGCAGCAGCTGGATGGCTGAGCACTGATCGGCCAATCCGCATCACAAGGTCCGCATCTTCACGGCTGATCACCGTGCGGGTGCCAATGGCCGTTTGGAATACTTCCCATTCAGCCTTGCCAACCTTGGTGCGTCGATCGATTCCGGCGGGTGCCACTACGTATTGGGCATCCCATTGGTCCAGCTCAAGCACGTGCGTATGCACAGCAGATCCGATGGCCATGGCTGGCGTTGGCTCCGGCACCACACGATTAGAGTCGAGGTACCGGGACCAGTAATGCAGGGGGCTTTTGGCCACTAGGTCAAGGTGGCTTTTGCTGATAGCTGAGTGGGCGTGATAGGTGGCGTTATCCATGGCGGGTTGCGTGGAACTCCTAAATCCTATACCATCAGGCAACCCATTGCAATCCTATGCCATGGAATGCAGGTTCAGACCTCTCCTATGACCCATTACGAGCATCCGTGCCCAAAATGCGGGCAGCCCAGCCCGTTCAGGCTTAGACCTGACACCCAGCATCACGGCGAGATCCGTTGCCTTGTTCATGGCCACATGTGGATACCGAAGCCAACAGAGTTAAAAACACCACGACGCAAGGTCAACCGCGATCTATTTGAGTTGGTGCCAGAGCATATGCGTGATTACTGCTGGACCTGTTTACGCAGCCGTGAGTTGCTTAAGTCATTGAAACCAATGGTACCGCTTGAAGCCCATCACATTATTGAAGTGCAAAGTGGCGGTATTGATGACCGCGACAACATTCAAATTGTTTGCAAAGAATGTCATTCAGGCATCCACCGCACTCGGGAAGCATTTAACCGCTACGGAGTCCATATAAATGACAATTAGTCTCCGCCAGTATCAAAAAGAGGCGGCCTGCAATCTCGTCGCCATCCTTACCCAGCACCGCATCGCCTACCTACGCGGTGAGGTCCGCACCGGCAAAACCTTCACCGCCCTTGAAACTGCCCGCCGTCTTGGCGTGCTCACCTGCCTCATAGTCACCAAAAAGAAGGCCATTGCCTCAATTGAGGCAGACCGTGACGCCCTTGGCCTCACCGCCAAGGTCGAGGTGACCAACTACGAGCAGGTGCCAAAACGGGCTGGCCGCCACTACGACCTGCTCATCATCGACGAGGCCCACAGCGTCGGCGCTTACCCAAAGCCGTCTAAGCGCTGGCACGACCTTCAATCAATCCATTTCAAGTACCTGCTCCTAATGTCTGGCACACCATCACCAGAGTCTTACTGCCAGCTCTACCACCAGTTCCGCCTAGGCCCAACACGTTGGTCTGGTTACCGCACCTTTTACGACTGGGCAAAAGCCGGCTACGTTTCCATCGGCTCCAAGTACGTCGGCACCGGCCAACAGGTCAACGACTACAGCAAAGCCGACGAGGCACGCATCCTCGCTGACATCCAGCCGCTGACGGTCACCATCACCCAGCAGCAGGCAGGCTTCACCACCCAGATCGAGGAGAAAATCCACCAGGTTCAGATGAAGCCCCGGACCTACCGCCTTGCCCGCCGGATCATGAAAGATGGTGTGATCGGTCGTCCTGACTGCCGCAGCGTCCTAGCCGACACTGGCGCAAAGGCCATGTCCAAACTGCGGCAGATTTACTCCGGCACCGTCATCACCGAGGCCCATGGCGCCGTTATCTTCGATCGCTCTAAGGCCCACTACATCCGCGATTACTTCGCAGGTCGTAAGATCGCCATCCTCTACTGCTTCAACGCAGAAGGCGACATGCTCCGCAAGGTCTTTGCCAACACCTGCACCGACAGTCCCGAAACCTTCAACGCAGACCCATCCGCCACCTACATCGGCCAAGTCCAGGCATCCCGCGAAGGCGTCAACCTATCCACCGCCGATGACCTCATCTTCATCGGTATCGACTACAGCGCCCTGTCCTACCTCCAAGGCCGGGACCGCGCCAGTTACCTGGGTCGTGATCGCGCCAACCGCGTTCATTTCATCTTTGCCGCACGCGGCATCGAGCCACGGGTCTACGCTCAAGTCCGCACCAAGCAGAACTACACCACTGCGCACTATGCGGCAGACCGAGGCATCCTTTCAAAAGAAGCTGATCAAGCAGTACGAAGCTGAAGGTTGGTACGTGCTCAAAATCATCCAATGCAATAAACCTGGCTGGCCGGACCTCATGCTCCTAAAACCTGATCAGCTCAAACTGGTCGAAGTCAAAGCCTCAGATGGCCGCCTCTCACAGATCCAGAACTATCGCCACGCAGAACTTTCCCTTCTCGGCTTCAATGTCGAAACAATCAAACCATGAGTCTCATAGATCAACTCAATGCTCTACCGCCTACTTGGGGATACGTCGCTGTCGGTCACGCCAAGCGCCCCTACCAACCCAAGTGGCAGGACAACCCACTCACCCAGCAGCAACTCACTGCCGAGATCAAAGCCGGTCGCGCTCATGCCATTGGCGTCATTGCCGGTCCACAGTCCGGCGGCCTTCTCTTCGTCGATCATGACGGCATCTCAGCCGGTGAAGTGCTCGAATCCATCGGCGCCCCCAGCCGTACCCTCCCAAAATCCTGGGCCGTAACCTCAGGCCGTAATGGCCGCTTCCAAATCATCTACACCGTCCCAGACCAATACTGGGACCAGATCAAGACACGCAAGATAAAGTCCGGCAAATACGACGAAGACGGCAACGTCGAGCAACTCGAACTCCGTTGGACAGGTTGTCAATCCGTTGTTGCAGGTAGCCACCCACTAACCGGCTCCTACCGCTGGCTAAAGGGACGCGCACCAACAGACCTTGCCATAGCCGAAGCGCCGCTAGCTCTAATAGAGCAAATGCTTCAGCTCCCAGCACCAGAACCGACGCCGCTCCTGCCAGCACCAATCTCACGCCGAACCGAACGCACCGATAAAGACTGGGCACTTATCTATCTTGACGCGCTCAACCCATTACGTGCGAACGACTACGACGAATGGATCGAAGTGGGCCAGTGCCTTCAATCCGTAGACGATTCACTCCTCACCGAATGGGACAACTGGTCCAAGCAGTCACCCAAATGGGAGGCCAAAGCCTGCCACACCCACTGGAAATCATTCAAGCCAGGCGGCAACCGTTCCATCAAACGCCTCTGCAACCTTGCCAAACTTGACGGCTGGCGGCCAAAGGAAAAGCTCAGCCGGTCGAAACCAACTGAGCAAGGATTCCTTCCATCCGATACCAACCTACCAGCAAAAGAAAAGGATGACGATCAGTTCAAACTTGAAAAACTAGAAGCCAACAAACTCCTAGACATGCTCCGCCCAAAAGGCAATGAAGAGTCAAAGTTTCGTTACAACATCTTCACCCAGCAGATTGAAATTCAAGGCCAAGTAGCCAAAAACATTGAGCACTTCTATCTCCAGTTATCGGAGATGGGTTACAAAATATCCAAGGACATTGCCCTTGATTGCCTTGTAAAAGTTGCTCACGAAAATTCATATGATCCCGTGCGTCTCTACCTCGAACACGTCGAAGCCCAAGTCCCACCCACATACATCGACCGCCTTTCGTCCACCTATCTACGTCTAGTAGACGCCGCCCAACCTCAACCTACTCTCTACGACCACATGATCAAGCGCACGCTCATCGCAGCAGTGCGCCGCATCTTTCAACCCGGCTGCAAGCATGACCACGCCTGCGTCCTAATGGGCGATCAAGGTGCCCGTAAGTCATCCTTCTGGTCCGCCATTGGTGGTCCCTTCTTCTCCGATGCCCTCCGCGACATCTCCAGTAAAGACGACCTCATGGTCCTACATCGCAGTTGGATCATGGAGTGGGCCGAGCTGGACTCCATCGTCAGCAAGAAGCACGCAGGCCAGATAAAAGGCTTCCTCTCCCAATCCACCGATCTGTTTCGCGTGCCCTACGGCAAGGCAACCGAAGCCTTCCCACGCCGGGGCATCATCGTTGGCTCCACCAACCGCGATAGCGGCTTCCTGGTCGACGAAACCGGCAACCGACGCTTCTGGGTCATACCCGTCACCTGCACCCTTCAGAACCCCATCGACGTACCCAACCTCCTCATCGAACGCGATGCCATCTGGGCCGCAGCAGTTGCCGCATACCGAGCCGGTGAAACCTCCATCCTCACCATTGACCAGGAGTCGCAGGTCCAAACCGAAAACACCACCTATCTCGTTGAGTCGCCCTGGGTGGCTCCCATCGACGCATGGCTTCGCGCCCCCCACAACCGCCCCAAAGTCATCACCACGGGCCTCCTGCTGGCCGAGGCGATCCAGAAACCCATCGAGCGACAGACCCGCTCTGATCAGATGCAGGTGGGCAACATCCTCCGCGACCTCGGATACGTCCGAAAACGCACCACCGTCGATGGCTGCCTCAAATGGGTTTTCTTCCTACCTTCAGAAAACAGGTAGGAAAGGCAAAAATCCAGTGACTGCAATGCCTTATCTATCCTTCCTACCTATCCTACCTTTATATAAGAGTAGTAGTAGTAAGGGTATATAGGGGATACAGGGCATACGCGCAGGGAGTGCGGGTAGCTCCTAAGCAAAAGGTAGGAAGGTAGGCAGGTGGGAAAGCTCGGCTGACGCCCTTGGCCATCCTCTCGGGCCATGCCCTAACCTGTACTCATGGCAAAGAAAGGAACCAACGTTGAAGTCGATGGCCGTGTAAATGCGGTCTACGATCTTCTTTTGCAGGCATATAGCCGCACGCAAATTGTGCGTCACTGTGCGGAAGAGTGGGATATAAGCGAGCGTCAGGCTGAAAATTACATTGCAAGAGCTAGAAAACTTCAGCAAGAGGTGGCCGATCAAAACCGTGATGAATGGTTTGTCAGTGCCCTTTCCCGCTTGCAGGATTGCGAACGTGAAGCCCGGAAGCGTGGCAACATCGGCGTTGCCATCAAAGCGGTTGAAACTCAGGCCCGGCTGCTTCGCTTTGACTTGAACGGATGAGTCTGCTTACCGGCATTGTTGAGCCGTCACCCTTGCTTGGCTTTCTGGTAAAGGCTGGCGATGGCATGGATGATGTGCTCCAACGCATCCGCAGCGACCTGCACCCTGGGCAGCTTGCATTTGTTGATGACCAGACCACCAGCATCCTTGGCGTATCTGCTGGCTACGGCGCCGGTAAGACGCGGGCACTGTGCGCGAAGGCTGTGCACCTTGCCATGGCCAACCAAGGTTTCATCGGTGTTGTGATGGAGCCCACGGGTCCGCTGATCCGCGACATTTGGATGACGGATTTTGATGACTTCCTTGAGATGTACGACATCCCGTATACCTTCCGCGCTTCACCGCTGCCTGAGTACAACCTGCACCTACCCGGCGGCGATACCAAGATCCTGTGCCGCAGTTTTGAAAACTGGCAGCGGATCATCGGCATCAACGGCGCGTGGATCTTGGCTGACGAGATCGACACGGTGAACCCATCGATTGCCAACAAGGCATTCCCAAAGATCCTGGGCCGCTTGCGGTCCGGCAATGTGCGGCAGTTTGCGGCCGCATCGACGCCGGAAGGCTTTCGCTGGATGTGGCAGACCTTTGCTAGTGAAGACGGCAAGGGGCGTGAGGATCGGCGGCTGATCAGGATGCGGACGCAGGACAACCCATACCTGCCGCCTGATTTCATCGAGCGGATGCAGGCAAACTATGACCCGCAACTGCTTAAGGCATACCTGGATGGTGAGTTTGTCAACCTCACCACTGGCCAGGTATATGACCGCTTTGATCGCGCCAAGCATGTGGCCGTACAAATGCCGGACATCAGCCGCGAGCCGTTGCGGATCGGCGTTGACTTCAACGTGGGCAACATGTCCGCCGTTATTGCCATCCGCGTTGGCAAGAGCCTGTACGTCGTGGACGAGATCAGCGGTGCCCATGACACCGACGCACTGGCCCAGAAGATCAAGGCCCACTACCCAGACCACAAGATCTACGTTTACCCAGACGCCAGCGGCGGCAACCGCAGTACAAACGCAACACAAACCGATATTGCTATTCTCGAAAGCTATGGCATGTCTAACCAGTCACCTAAGGCTAATCCTCCTGTCCGGGGTCGGGTGGCTGCTGTTCAGGCTTTGCTGGAGAATGGCAAAGGGGAAGTAAGGCTCAAGATCGCCGCATCCTGCATCAAGATCATTGAGTGCCTTGAGCTTCAGAGTTACACCGAGAAAGGCGATCCCGATAAAGATGCTGGCTACGACCACATGAACGACGCGCTGGGTTATCTCATCTGGCGTGAGTTCAACCCACTACACGCTGGAGCCGGTAGAGGAACGGGAATTAGACTCTATTGATGCCCCAATAACGCCATGGCCCGCAGTTACAAACGAGATGGTCGCGGCCGCTTCTCAGGTGGCACTGGCGGCACGTTGGCGGCTCGTGGCAGCCTTGGCCGCAGCAGGGCAAAACAGGCGGCAGCGCCAAGCAGCGCGCAAAAGGGTGCGGTAACCCGTGGCAGCCGGAAGCTGGCAAAGGTCAAGACCGAGGCACGGCGGAAGATCGCAACGGCAAAGCCAAGCGGCACGATCAGTCAGCGCAAACGCACCAAACCGGTGCTGAATGCTGCAAATGCAATCAAGCCCAGCTACGGCATTGGCACCTTGGCCAAGGCCCAGCCCAAAGGAGCACGCAGCAAGGTGGTGCCTACCGGCAAGTTGAAGCGGCCAACACCCATCAAAACCAAGCTTCAAGCCGTTAAGGGCCAAATTCGCAAGCTGAATCGAGGCACCACACGGGATGTTCTCCAAGGCAACAATTTGGACCGCGAGATTGCGCGGCAGTCTGGTGGGTTCAGTGTTGCCCGTACCACGGTGCAACGCAGACAGCAACGTGCCTTTGCAGTGGCCAATGGCCGCAACCCAAGGATTGGCAGCAGGGCGCTTTATGTGTACCAGGGGCAGCTTGGGAAGATCGGCAAGCCCACAAGCCAGCGCTTGCCATTTCGTCGTAAACCGATGACCGCGAAACAGGCAACGAGGGCTGCGGCGGCAAGAGATGCGAAGGGCTCAAAACGCTTGATGGATGCAATCAAGGCTGATACAAAAGCCAGCATGGCCAAGCGTGCAGCAGCTAAAGCAAAGCCCACACCTAAGCCAAAGCCAAAGGCTAAGCGCAAGCCAAAGCCGTAAACTTGTTACATGATCTGGTAAAAGTATGGCCCGCCGTTACTCCCGCGACAACCGAGGACGCTTTGCAAGTGGCGGCACTGGCGCTACAGCTCGTGGTGGGCGGCTTAAGACCGCTAGCGGTAAGACACGCGAAACAAAAAAGCGCATTATTCCATCGAAAGAAAGCCGCAAAACTGGACCCAAAGCATTTGCAGCAAGTGCCGAATCTGGTCGCGTCAATATGCCAGTTAAGTTTGGTGGAGAAGGGCAAGGCTATAAAACGCCGCGTGGTAAAGCGGCTGCTGCTAAATCACGCGCTGCTGATGCTGCCAACAAAGCAGCAATACGCCGTAGCGGATTGCCTTCTTCTGGTGGTGCTATGCGTGTGAAGGGTGGCCTTAAGCGCAACCCGGCGGCAGCAGCAAAGTTGGCAAACAGGACAGCAACACCTAAGCCAACACGGGCCTCAAGAACCCAAAAGACTGGCCAAAAAATCGTAAATGCAAATATCCGCAAAGTTCAAAATAAAAGACTTCGTACGCTTAACGCAAAAATCAAAGAAGCCGGTCCAAATGCCGCTGGCCTAAGGCTTCAAAAGTTGCAGTTACAAAGCAATATGACTTCAACGCGCCCAAAGCGCACTCCTAAGCAAGAAGCCAAAGAACAAGCTTCAGTTGCAGCTGCTAAGGGACGTGTGGCAACCATGAGGCGCGTGAATAGGGCCAGAGCAAACAAAGACAGGACAGCAGATACACGCAATACTCCAGGATCTGCAATGAAACGTAGGCCCAGTCAAAAAACAACTCGCGCTAATAATTTGGCAGATAGAGCTTTAAGTTTTTACAGCAATCCAACCAAAGCGTTGCAGGCAGTCAGAAAGAACAAACCTGGCTTCCGCCTGCCCCGGAACATGCGGTAGCCTTTTACCGCACCACTCCAATCCAATGGAATCCTTTCTAGACGCGCTGGACGACCTGATCGTTGACAGCGCCGAAGAACTGACTGCTATCGAACTGCTTGGTGCGTTGCAACTCACGCAACAGCGCATCGCCTTGGACATCCTGACTGTGGGCGAAGAAGACGAAGAGGAAGCAGCATGACCCGCCCCATCGTTACCGCTGTCGGTCGTGCGCTCAAGCCCAAAGGTGACGAGCCACGCAAGCATCAAGTGATCAAGGTCGATTCAACCGGCCAGGCACGAATTACAATCGACCGCGTTCTCCCGCAGTAGATTGTAAGAAAGTAGCGGCGCTGCATCGTGTATTCCGGCTTCAACCCATACAACATGCAGTTGACCCGCAAAGTTGCGGCAGTCAACGATCCCAACAGTGCCTGGGCAAACATGGAGCCGCACTGGATCCTGATTGAGGATCTGATGGGCGGCACCTACGAGATGCGCCGTAAGCATCGCCGCTACTTGCCACAGGAACCACGCGAGGAAGACGAGTCATACGACAACCGCCTAGCACGCAGCGTTTGCCCGCCGTACTACCAACGCCTTGAGCGCATGTTGGCGGGCATGTTGACCCGCAAGCCGGTGCGACTTGAAGAGGTGTCCGATGTGGTGCGTGAGCAACTGTTTGACGTAGACCTACAAGGCAACGACCTCAATATCTGGACCTATGAACTTGGACGCAAAATGGTTCGCTATGGCCACGCTGGCGTCCTTGTGGATGCTCCTGCTGCTGGTGAAAATGGACGACCATACTGGGTGACCTACACGCCACGGGACATCCTTGGCTGGCGCACTGAGATGAGCAACGGCGCCCAGAAGCTGACCCAGTTGCGGCTGATGGAACGCATCGTGGTCGCAGATGGATTGTATGGCGAGAGGCAGGTGGAGCAGATCCGGGTGTTGACGCCTGGTGCGTTTGAGCTGCATCAGCGTGGGGACAACGCCAATTGGAAGGTGGTTGATGAAGGCACCACCAGCCTTAGTGAGATCCCATTCAGCGTCGCCTACTCCAACCGCGTCGGCATGTTTGAGTCACGGCCACCGATGGAGGACATCGCCGAGCTGAACCTTAAGACGTACCAGATCCAATCTGACCTGGACAACATGCTGCATATCAGCGGCGTTCCGATGCTGGCGTTCTACGGCTTCCCAACATCCGCCGAGGAAGTCAGCGCGGGCCCTGGTGAGGCGATCGCATTCCCCGAGGGTGGCCGCGCCGAGTACATCGAGCCTGCTGGCAAGTCTTACGATTCCCAGTTCAAGCGGCTGGAGCAACTTGCTGGTCAGATCAACGAGTTGGGTTTGTCCGCTGTCCTAGGCCAAAAGCTATCGGCTGAAACCGCCGAGGCCAAGCGCATCGACCGCAGCCAGGGTGACAGCACCATGATGGTGATCGCCCAGCAAGTGCAGGACACGATCGACAACTGCCTGCGGTTCCATGCCGAGTATCTGAACATCACCCAAGTGGGCAACAGCTTTGTCAACCGCGACTTCGTTGGCGCACGTCTTGAGCCAGCCGATCAACTTGCCTTACTTCAGACTTACACCGCTGGCGTGATCAGCCAGAAGACGCTGCTGGAGCAACTGGCTAACGGTGACGTGCTTGGTGATGACTTCGAGGTTGAGGAGGAACTAATGGCCACGCAGAACGGCGGCTTGATCGAGATGGCTGGTGGTCAGCAGCAGCAGCAGGTTGAGGACAGCATCCCCGAGGACATCAGCGCTGACGATTCATGACCTACAGCGGCGGCGTCACCCAGCGGCTGCTTGACATTGATCAGTTCAAGCGGCGGATCAACCGCAACGATCCTGTTGCAAACATTTACCGCAATGCGATCGATCTGAACCGCTACAGCAACGCCGTAGCCAATCAGGTTGTGACGGCCTACAACGACGTGATCCTTAGCGCGGTGGATGATCTGCGGCGTATAGACATGGGTATATCCACAGCAGGTGGTGGCATCGTGTCGCCTGCCAGCTACCAGGCACAGCGCCTACGGGTGATACTGGCCCAACTGCGGGAATCGCTTGACACTTGGGCCGGATCCAGCACTGCGTTGGTATCTGGTGAGCTTCAAGGCTTAGCCGAGCTGCAAACCCAGTTTGTCACCGAGCAAATGCGGCTTGCCATCCGTGGTGGCGTGGCCGATGCGCGTGAACTGCTGCCATCTCAGGTAGATGCGTTGCAGATGGTTCAGACCGTTCAAGTGGCGCCAAACTTTGCGGCAACCGTGGTCAGCGTTGATCCAACGGCAATCAACTTCACGTTGCCCGGCACTGGCGCCTTCAACCTTACCGCTGGTCAAGGTGCAGCAATTACGCTGCCAAATGGTCAGATCGTTGAAAAGGCATTTCGTGGCCTAGCCGAGTCTCAAGCGCAGATGTTCAACACCGTGGTGCGTAACGGCGTGTTGACCGGCGAACCAACGCCACAGATCGCACGACGCCTAGTCGGGAACCTTGATTTTGGGCAGCAGGCCATGTCAGTCCGGCAACGTGCTTTGGCTGGCGGTGAGGCGACAAAGATGGCGAATCATCAGGTGATGACCATCGTGCGCACGAGCGTGCAAGACGTGAGCAATCAAGCCAGCCAGCAGGTGTACCAAGCGAACCAAG